TAAAGAGTACGGATGTCTATTACTTGTTGGAGAAAAGACATACGATGAAACAAAGAACGATTTCTTCTACCTCAAAGTAGATGAACTTGCAGTTAAAGGTAAAAGTGTAGGGATAAGAATTTACACAGTACTTAATAGATACTGTGATTTAGATGCCCAAAAGAAACATGAACTGATGCAACAATGTTACACTGAAAAAAAATTCGACAAATGTATAAAACTTTGTAAAGAATTATTTGAAGAGTTTGATGGTCAAATGTCTAAGTATTATGAGATGTGGATTGAGAGATGTGAATATATGAAAACACAAGACTTACCAGAAGATTGGAATGGTGTTTTCATAGCAACTACAAAATAGGAAAGGAACTATGAAATGTTGTGGAAAGATTTACTTTTAATGAAATTTGAAAATGGTTTTCGTATTTTATCTGAAAAGAATACAGAAGATAAACACTTTGTAATTGATGATGTACAAGTTGAAATTGGTGATGAGTTTAGAGTTGGCCCAAATGGTTACTTTGAGTTTATCGGCAATCCATCAAAAGAACTATTGGAGTCATACAAATGATGTGGTTAGATTATACAATAGACAGTTTACCAGCAGGCAAAGGATTTAAAATCAAAGGCGATTGGGAAGGTGAAGTAATGGGTGTAACTAAAGACGGCACTCAGAAAGAACATTATCTTTACAAGCCTGGAGATGTCTTTTGTGTAAACGAAAGCGGTTGGTTAGTTAAGATTGGTGATAAGGACGGTGCGGTTAAAGATTAATAACCGTATGCTTCCCAAGCTTGATTGTTTGAGATAGGAATTGGCATTGCCATTCTTTGTCCACTTGTTTGAGTTGTGGTTGTTGTAGAATTATCAACAACTACAGTACTTCCACTATTTCGGTTTGCTTCTTCTGCTGCTTCTAGTGCTGCATTTGCAGTTTCTAGTGCAAGAGCTCTTTCTGCAACCAACTTTTCAATAAGTTCATTATCTGCTTTTATACCTTTAGAGTCTCTACCAGAGTAGACGTTTTCGCCACCCTCACTTCTTGCGATTCTATCTTGTGCAGCTGCAATTTGGTCATCTAAAGACATGTCACCAGATGGTACTGCTGTATCATCTTCACCAAATCCAAACCAACTTAATACTTTACCAGCGCCTGGAATAGATTTTACCAGACCCATAATATCAATATCAAATAAGCCTGCAAACCAATCGAAGATGGATTTCGCAGTATCAAATATTAAACCACTCAATGAGAATGGTTCTGAATTTTCATCATCACTACCCCAACCAAACAATCCTTTAACAAAGTTAATTGCAAGGTTTAGTGGTGCGAATACGATGTCTATGAGTTTACCAAATACTTCAAATATAGTTAAGTCAGAGAAGTCAAATAAGTCTTTAACGAAGTCAACCATTCCTTGAATACCATCAAAGATTTTAGATACTAATCCACTAATCATATCACTGAATGAGAATTCGCTCAACCATTTCATGTCGAATCCCATCTTTGTTCCCAACCAAGCAATACCTGCTTTAAGGAAATCTAGTGGAATACCTACAAGTCCAACCAACATTTTACTGATACCACCTTCCATACCAGCAATGATTGTACCCTCTTCATCATAACCATCCATGAAACCTGTTACTAAGTCAAACACAGACATAAGAATTGTGATAGGCATGAATATCTTACCAAGTACTGTACCTAATGTACCAGCAAACTTGATAATAGGTTGCATTGTTGCAACTGTAGCATCCATTGCAACTACACCAAGTCTTAGTGGAGACATGAATGATTTAACTGTTGCCATGATACCTTTAATAGAATTAACACCTGCTTTTGCAGCATCAACTGATGTTTCAGCAGTTTTACCTACTGCAGCTGCACCACCACCCAGAAGGTTAAGTGTTGTAAATGGATTAAAGAATGATTTAATAGTACTAATAGTTTTTGTTACTGGTGCTAACAAGTCAGTTGCTGTGTCAGTAAGTGTAAACGCACCTTTGAATCCAGTAAAGAATGATTTTACAGATGTAGCACTATTCTTTGCACCAAGTATAATGTCATCCACCACACCAAGTGAAGTTGGTGTTAGTTTACCAACAAATCCACTGAAGAATGTTTTTATGCCTGCAACACTATTCTTTGCACCAAGAATAATATCATCTACTTTATCTACAATATTAAGTTTACCAGCAAACCCACTAAAAAATGTTTTTACAGATGCGACAGCATTCTTTGCACCAAGTACAATATCATCTACTTTGTCTGCAATTTTTAGTTTGCCTACCCAATTACCAAAGAATGTTTTTAGATTTGCAATGGCAGTCTTTGCACCAAGAATAAGGTCATCTACCTTATCACCTACTTTTAGTGCATCTCTAACTTTAGTCAAGTAAGATTTAATTGCAACAAATGGAGCGCTTAGTTTACCACCTAACAATCCATCTAATACTTTAATTTCTGCTTTAAGAGATGTAAAGAATGCTGCAAGAGTAACAAAGGGTGCTGCAATTAATCCAAGTACTGCACCAAGTCCCATACCAGCACCAGCTGCAGTCGAATTAAGGAAACCCTTAAGCATATCACCAATACCACCAGAGATTTTTTCTAATAGTGTTATTTGATTTTCTTCACGCCGTCTTTCTTCATTTGCCTTTTCAACTTCTGCCGCAGACAAACTACCATCATCACCAGCAAGACTACCGATTAATGTTTTATTTTGATTTGTTAGTGTATCTGAAAGTTTAGCAAGTCCACTATTCATTCCACCTAAAAGTCCAGTTTGTTCTTTTAGTTCTGAAGTAGTATCATCTTGTTCTTTTTTATTAGATATGCTGAGTGCTTTAAAAGATTTTTCCAACATTGCACCGCCAGGCAGACCCGCAATAAGCCCTGGCATGAACTGTTTAAAAGGACTAGTAATATTATCACTAACCTTTTTAACTTCATTTGCTATTTCTTTACCAAGTACTTTTCCAGAATCTCCGACAGCCATTGTTTTTTACCTTACTTCTTCTTTGTGTATGCTTGCGAACCGAAGAACGCTGCGACTATACCAGCAACTGCAACAAAATATGTTGGAGCCATACTGCCTAGTGTTTTTTGTGCTTCATCTAATCCAATCAGTGATGCAATTACTACTGCAAATGGATATAACAATAATCCAAATAAAGCGAACCATGTCATTGAACGCTGAGCGTCACGCATGGCATCGTTATCTTCAAGTTCTTTTCTTTTGAACTCCATATACATTGCATGCTCTTCATCTGATACTTTACCATCCCCATTAGTATCTGCTGGATGGTGTGTTGCTTTTTTAACCTCTTCTTCTGCCATAATAGTCTCTCCCTCTATTATTATTTATGTTTACGGTTCGCCGCACTCTGGCGTTCCTTCATTTCTTTCTCTTCCAAATACTGTAAGAGTAAAGAAACATATACTTCCCTCTCCCACGGCATCCAATTTTCAATCTCAGTTAACGAAAACTGATGATGTTTCATTAGAGCAAAATTAGTCTTAAAATAATTCTCTAATGAATTATGGGAGAGGGCTATTAAAAAAAACTAGCCATCCCCTCAAGTACTACAGTGCTTTCAACATCTGTATTAGGATTCTTTACCTTAACCTCTTTTTTCACTCTAGGCATAGTAACAAAGAAGTTATTCATTTTTTCAAATTGTTCATGTGTCATAGATTCGATAAAAGTGTCTAGTTCTTTCTCATCCATGTCTTTTCTATCAGTCACATTCTCTGAATCATAAATTGATGCAACACAATCTTTAATAACATTAAATGCAGAATTAGCATCATCACCAGATTTTGACATAACATCAATCTTAGGATATTTCATCATTATACCGATTCCGTCACCTAGTTCAATGTTAGCATTATGCTCTACATTATTGACACACTTAACTTCTGCAAGATTAACTTCAACAGGTACTTTAGTTTCACCGTCATCTGGGCAAGTAACTTGAATCTTTACTTTTTCCCCTACGGACTTTGCACGAAGTTGTAAGAATACATATTCCAAATCAAAGAAAGGTAATGCGTTTGCATCTATCTTTTCAAAAGTACAATTATGAATAATATCCTTAATTGCTCTTATTTGGTCTTTCTCACCACCAGCACTTTGTGCCATCATAAGAAGTTTTTCTTCTTTTACAAGGAATGGACGAAATTCCACTTTTTCACCATTAGATGGTAACGTCAACTCATATTTCGCCGAGGCGAGTTTTGGTAATGCCATAATTATCTCCTATTTACATTACGATGATTAAAATCTTAGTCCTCTTCCGATTCCTAGATTACTTAGTGGGTTCTTAGTTATTCCTCTAAAGAAATTTCTGAACGCCAAAACTTTTTGTTGTGCGAACACAACCCTATCTCTTGCTTCCAATACATCATTGAATGCTTTACCAGCATCCTCAAAGATGCCCTTTTCACGGCCTGGGAATTTATCATTAAATGCTGCACCAACTGGTCTACTAGTATCTGGAAACATAGTTTGAGTCGGTGTACGAGGGTCAAATCCCATTGGTGCGTTTCTTTTACTTACAACTTTTTCTTTGTATTCTGGATATTCAACCCATGATGCTTTACCATCACTAGGATTACCATGTGCTTGTAATGGTATCCATTCTCTGAATGAAAATCCTACAGTATGTTTTAACAACTCACTAACAGTGTCGTTACTTACTTCCATTGCATTTAGTGTTTTGGGAAATGCATTTTTAATTTTAATACCAGCAGTCCTATGATTCTTTTCATCTAACTGATATACCTCTATACTTCCAACATAATTATCATAATACTCTACATTGTAGGTTGTTGGTGATATGATGTAATCTTGCCATGAGTTAAATACCCATCTTTCCTCATGGTTATTTTTTAGATAAAATTCAATAGTAATCTCTTCACCATATGTTAATCCTTGTGCAATCTCGTATGATGGGCCATAGGCATTTTCATCTGTAGTTGTACGAAGGTTCTTGCCTGGAAATGATACACTGTTAATACGGAATGTAAAATCTCTAGGAAGTTGACTTTTTAGATTTTCTTGTATTGTAGGGGGAAAGTTAATTACTGCCTCAAAT